CAGTATATATGCCGACGGTATTAATTCCCGATTGTTGATCAGACAAATTATAATATAACTTTATAGTTGTATTATTAGTAACCCCGACAAAATAAGTAGAATTATTTGGAAATTCTTTATCACTTTCCAATAATATTGGATTATTTCCTAAAGAATTGTAAACAATTTCTTCTCCATTCACAAAATTATGATCTGTTAAAAATATAATTTGATTAGTGTTCTCACTAACACCTCCACCTGCAGAAAATTCATCGGCATTGAATAAGACATCTCTAGGTCTATTAACTAATACAGGCTCAATAATTGCTCCTGACCCATTTCCTCCAGAAATATTGATAGAGGAAATTTTATCAATATTATAATCTTGAGTATCTACATATACTTTTTCAAATTTTCCACTAACAACTGGTTGAATTTTTGCAACATCTCCATTGCCAACTGAAACATTAATATTTGGAGGATTTATTACATCATAGTCACTTCCCCCAGATAGTATATTTGCACCTTCTATAGGTCCATAGTAAATAACGTCATTTGATTTATAATTGGAAATTTCAACACCATTTATCAACATTCCAACAGTTCCAGGAACTGTATTAGTACCTGATTTTTTTTCAATATTTTTCCCTAAAGGAAACTTTCTTAAAAGTTTTTGTATTCCAAGATCAATATCTTTTTGAGAATTTAAAATAAAAGTGTGTGTTCCCATTCCAGACGTTGGAATTTGAAACTTGAGATTATTTTCCGATCCTATTAAACTTTGAGAATTGAATAGTTTAAACTTTTTATTCGATACTCTTTCTGTATAGTATGTGCCAGTATCTAATCCGACAAGAGGTTCTCCATCTGAAAAATAATATACAAGATCTCCAGTCAAAAATGGATGTTCAGTTCCATCAACAGAAATAGTATTATACAATCCCTCAACCACATCATCCTGAAGATTTGCAGAACTAGAAATGCCAATAGATTTAAGTTCTGATGAAATATTATGTCGATAATTTTTTATAATTATAACGTTTCCATCTTCATCTTCATCTGTAAATTCAGACCTTATCTCCGAAGGAACTGAATTTGATGCGACATATGCATAATTACCACCATCAACATATACATTAAGAATATCCGATACTAAAGATGCACTTTCAAATTCATATCCTGAAGAACTTGTTTTATTTAATTTTCTCCTTATATCATATTTCTTATTGGAATCTAAAGTAGGTTTGTTTTGTAGATCTAGAGTATTTTGTGTATTGTCAATACTTTGAATATATGTGTTTGTTCCTGTAGATATTTCAGACCCTCTTTCCAATATTTCAACTTCGTCTCCAACCTTTAAACTAGATCTGTCAATATCAGATCCCAATTGGTTGGTATCATTATTTACAATTTGGTATCTTGTACTCGTATTGTATATAAAAGAATTTGTAAAAATTTCTTTTGGATTTGAATTTTTATTTCTAATTTTATCTCCCAAATTTTTAATAGTAACTATGTCACCTTCTGAAACTTTAAAGTCTTCAGTTTCTTCAACTAAATCTTGTATTACTCCAAGAAGAATAACCTCTACTTTTTTAGAAGTATCTCCATCTTCATAAGAATAATATGTATCATTTGATCTTACATTTGATGTAGATAAAATTGTGGTATTAATACCATTACATCCAAAGAACTGATTGACAGTTTTACTTGTATATGAAATTGTATTATTTCCGGAAATCAAAATTCCCGATTCTGGAAAATTTAAAGTCGAATCTACTGTTAAAATGGAATCTCCTACAGAAGCATCTTCAATTAATTTTGTGTTTGGTGTAATTATGAAATTTCCTTCAACAGAAGATTTTCCATCATTTCCAATGTAAAATTCAATTTTATAATAAGTTTTGCCTTTTCTAGTAAAAGGTTCTACCGAAGATATAGAAGCAGATGTATTTTTATCAGTTGTTTTTATAAGAGTTTGTCCTACTATTTTTGTAGCTTCTCCAGATATTACTTCTGCAATTACAACTTCTCTTCTTACATAATTTGCAGAAGATGGTTTAATCAGATAATCTTCTAAATTTATAACTGATGGAATCTCTCCAAATATAACCGAAAATAAAATTTTTATTGCTTGATCAGTTCCTTTTGAAGCATAAAAATCTTTTGCTCTTCTTATAAAATTTCCAGCATCAATTTCATCAGCAAAGGAAATATTCTCCAATCCTGGAGTAAAAGTTGATTTCAACTTTTTATAAAATTCTTTTAAAAATAAAGAACTCAGATTCTGAACAGATGTGTTGGAATTGTGTTCCGAGGAGGATGATGTTTCAAATATCAATTCTTCACGATTGGTGTCTTGGTGATAATTAGTAATTCCACTAAATCCACGAACACACCCAGTAAAACTATTTGTAGTTATTCCCGTATATGTAATTATTTCATCATTAATTTTAAGTAGACCATATTGATTTGGAAATCCTTTTGTACTGGATACATTGATAGTAGTATCTTCATTCGATATAGAATTACTTAAAGTAGTATTATCGACGATAACTTCTGGCGTTAAGTTATCTAATCTTAAATATTGATCTAAATTATCTCCAATATCGACCGGACCGCCTTGATATTCCTGTGAAATATAATATTGTTTTAAAAAATCTACTGCCTTTGGACTTTCATCCAAAATAAATTCTGGCAGTTGATTGGAAACTATATCCTGAATCTTAACTCTAGATTCGATTCCAGTTTGTATCATACTACTTTCTTATAAAATTTCCGTTTGAATAACTTGAAGTATAGAAACTATTAACAAATCTGGTTCCAGATATTTCGTCACCAGAAGCAATTACATCTCTTACCATATTTATTGCACTTTTAGAAATGTCCAATGTCACATACAAGTCTCGCAACCCAATAACATCATTTGATTCTGGATATGCTTGAATTTCGACAACATTATTGGGAGATGTAGTTTCTGTAATATTTACCGTATAAAGATTGATTTCTCCTTTTTCATAGTCAATTGTTCCTGCATCTTTAGCAACAACAGTATTATTTCCATTTTCATCAATTTTGAATATTGAGATAATACCGGTTTTTGCATTAATAACCTTTGGCCTATTCAGAAAAAGATCTCCCGCTTCTGATGAATTGGATATATTATTTGCTCCAGAAGAAATTATTGGGGTGTCTGTAATATACACTACAGAAGATTGTCCAGAAATTTTAAAACCAGTGGATTTGATATTATAACCTTCTGGTTTTACATGAAATCTATTACCAAAACATAGTTCATATTGTGCAAATTTATTTAATTCGACCTTCAAATCTCTACGAATAATAATTTTAGTAATATTCGATGTAATCGCAGTATCGGTATTGTCGATAACTTGTTGTATTTTACTATATCTAATCCTTCCTCCAAATTTATTTAAATCTAAAGATTCCGAATATTTTTGAAGAGAATTTATTACGGATGATTTTAATTCATTTACACTTGAAGTTTGTGAATAGTTGTAATAAACAGAACTATCAAGTTCAACATAAAGTACCTTAAGATCAACTATTTTCTGATTTATTCCAGATACTGAAAATTGTTTTAACTTTGATAATATTTGAGATTTGTTAAAATCTGAAACAAAAGATCCATTTTTTGGTTTAATGCTGATTTGAACAGTGCCAAACTGTGGGGGATCCATTTCTTCTCCACCAACAACCGAAACAGACTCTGTATCTGGATATATTCTTTTTATAATTGCCTCATAATCTCTTGATGTAACTGCTCTATATTGGGAAGAGTATAATCTTGGAGCATAATATTTGATTGAATCTATGGGTTCAATATCACCACCATTAATTGATGATTGATTTGTCGTGATGGTAACTGTTCCTGGATCAATAACTTCTCCAATTGCAGATTCTAATGAACCTGAGAATGAAAAATTAGAAGCTCCATTACCATCTCTTCCGTCAGTAATAATATAGTTTGCTGTAATATATGTTCCGTCTCCATTTTCTCCCAATTTTTTACCAATAATTCCGTCACCAAATCTCAATTCATATCTTTCATCTTGAACTTCATTGAGGAAAAAGATTCTCGAATTTTTATCAACATCAAAAATATTTTCAGAAAGAAAGTATTCAATTCCTCTAGTACTTTCGGTCCCAATATAAACTCTGAGAGTTGATGTATCAATAAAAGAATTATTTAAAACAAATCTCTGGTCTAAAGATCCATCATATAAAAAAGTTTTAGTTAAAAATATTCCTTGATAAACATCAATATTGTTAAATGATGCTGTTCCATTCACAACATTTACCGTAATATCTTCTGGTATGGCAAATGTATATGTCGTATCATTTGCACTCCCTACACACACTATACCTGCCTTGAGAGTGAGTGTAGGAGTTTTTGCTGTAGTTGATACATTAAATGATATCTGAGCAACTGATGCGGTTCTAGAACGAGGTACATATCCAATATTTCCTGCAAGAGAAACAACATTTTCTCTCAGAGTTGCAGAATCCAAAAAGGATTCATTCACAATCATATTAGAGTTGAATGCTGTAATATAGGTATTATATGCTAGAGTATCAATTAAAACAGAAAAATTTGACCCTTCAAAGTCAAAATCCGTGAATGTAGAGTTTGCACGGAGATAGTCTTTGATAGAAGTTTTTATCTGATCAAAATCTAAATTTGTATATTTTGTAAAAGGCATTTTATCTCGTTGCCTCTAAGAGGAATGAATATTCTTGTGTTGGAAACTCTTGTCCGATTATATCAAATATAACTGTTACATTGAAAGTGTTTTCATCTGGTATTGGATCTACCTGAACTATCAGATTTTCAATTCTTTCTTCAAAGTTTTCAACTGCAATCTGTATTTGATCTTGAATTACAGATGCTGTACCAAAATCGACAAATTCAAATAAACTTCTTCTTACATCAGATCCCAACAAAGAATTAAAAAATCTCTCTGTCGGGATAGTTTCTACAATATTTCGCACCGCACGGCGAATTGCATTCTCATTTTTTAATATCGGTAGGTCTTTTGTTATAGGATGAGGCTCAAAGGACAAACTAATGTCCTTAAATGTCCTTGATATCCTTTGAACTGCCATTGGAAAAGAGTTTTCTTAATTTTATTTATACCCTATTCCTGAAGATTTTTTTGATCTTTTTTCAAATCATCGTGCATAATTTCTTGAATTACTCTTTCTTCAGCATTATCATTCGTCTTATGTGACAATGACCAATAATCTGATGTTAAACTTGTTGTTCCCCATACTTCTCTCATAATGTTTGCGTTTCTATCGACAGGTGAATTGCCCATTTTGACTCCTGATTAGTACAATCAGAACTTTTTGAGGGGTTTCTATCCCTTTTTTTATTTATTTTCACCTTTCTCGGATGTTTCTTCACGTTCTTTTGCTGTTTTCCAAAAATATTCATCCTCACGACCCATTCCAAGTCGATCATTTCCATTTTCAACTTGATAATATTGAGTTGAAACCTTAAAATCTGGCATTTTTGGATCTACCGGAGTCAGACTATTGTCAAAAATACGCAATCTGTTGTTTGGATAGAGAGCATACTGACCATTTTCAAGTTCAATCAGGTTATGAGACTTGTGTTCGGCAGGATTTTCACTGGTTGCCCAGTCAACATAGTCTGGATCATGATGATAGTTATCAATTGTACAAACATAAGTGCCCTTTACAATACCATGGTCTCTTGTATAACATTCAAAATCCATACTTCCAATAAATTTTTTATCAATACTGACAACACCATAATCCATACAGTTCCAAAACTGTAGATTTGGTAGGTTCATATCTGGATCAGGTAGTTCGGGACGAGATAAAAACGCACTAATTGGCAACTTATCATACATTGCCGCATACTCGGGCAAATATGTCTCAAAATAAAAAGCACGTCCAGGAATCGACTTTGCCGATACCCAGACGCCTTTAACAAATTCACCATGACCACTCTGATGGTCTGTAAGATATTCTTTACGAACCCATACTTCTTGTGATGGTAGATTGGTGATTAAACAACTCATTTTTTCTTTTTGCGTTTAGCACATTTTTTAGGAGATAAAACATTTTTACAACGTTTATCTGGTTTAGATTTACCTCCTTTATGTATCCAACGTCCCATTATCGTCCTTGACCACGATACATCTTACGCTTTCCATTACGAGACGTAGCAGCATACTTTGTATTCTTACCACTTCCTTGACGAGTTTTCTTGGGCTTCCCAGGCATAAACCCGTCTTTGATTAAACCAATCTTTGCACGTACTGCCATAATAACTCCTTAAATCTTAGTAATCTTAGTTTCTAAATCTTGTGGTCTTGGAGAACCTTTCTGATAATACTCTATCGAAAGGTCCTCCATTATATCAAAGTATTCCTCCTCGGTCAATCCCTTATACAGAACTGCCCCTCTGTGGAGAATTGTATACCTTGTCTCTGACATCAGATCACCCGAGTCTTTTCGTGTCCAACGCGGATGCGAGGATCACACCAAATCTCAAATCCTGCTTCCTTTGCATCCAGACAGAAACTTACATCCTCTCCACACATATCCTGCACTTCTCCAGACTCAAAGACTTGCATCTTTGGAGCAAACCATGGATACTTCATGTCTTCGTGCTCAAAGACACCGTGCTTAATCAATAACCACCCAAATCCTGCATAGTCAACAGTAAATGGTTTGCGACGCTTAGAAATACTCTCACCGGTTTCATGATTCATCACTCCACCATTGTTGCGGAAATCATCCTCTTCCATCCAGTGTGCAACACTTGTGGTACGACCATCCTCAGTCATATACCAACCACTTGCAATGTCCTGATCCATCAGAACTAACTGATAGAACTTCTCAGTATTAAACACAATGTCACTATCAATCCATAACTGATAATCATATTTCAACTTACCGTCCCATGGAATCTGATCGGGTCCACGCAATACATTTGCCCCAAGGCACTTGCAACGTGCGAAGTTTACCATTGATGAATAATCTTGTGAGATCTGAATACTTGCTCCTGCCTGTACCAAATCAAAACAAAGTTGTACAAAGTTTTTGAGATACGTATAAGATACCCCTCTACCGGGTAGGCAAAATACGATGGATTTGCCTTTCACCATCTCTCTTGCCTTATTGTAGTCCCATTCTTGCGTGCTCTCAGACGCTTTGGGTGCTTTTGCTTTTACAGTAAATCCTTTAGCCATAATAGTAAGTAACTACATCAATATCATAACACTCTATCTATACAAAGTCAATCACTCAAGATCTTGAATAATAATGCAGTCGTTCTCAACCTCGATGTTTAATTCTACTCCCTCGTACCATTCCTTCTCATCACAAATCCATTGAGGTATTGTGACATAATACTCACCGGTTACTGGGTCAATCTCTATAGTCGTAAAATTTTCCTGCGGATTTTTTTGCATATCTTTGAACCCTGTTGCCATTTTTTATATATGAAAAATTTTTTTTATGAGAGAGAAATAAAGAGGTCGATCTGGGTCGTTTATAGCTTAGGGAAGTTAGGGGGTTTTATATACGGGGGGCATCACGGCGGGCAACACATAAGGGGGCATAATACCCCCTAACTGGTGATTCACGAACGAATGCCCATTTGTATAAACTTGCGTCGGACATCACGTTTAACCTGATTCAGAGAATGACGGCAGGAAGGTGTTGATGCCGTATGAATCTTCACCCCTGTGTGATGCCTCCAAACCAAATGATTTTTCTGTCGTTGTAACTCAAATCCTTCAGATTCCATGTACTTTGTGAGTTCTTTGAGATGTTTCATGGGGAAAGTAAAGAGAAATCAGGGGAGGTCAGGAGAGGGCAAATCGATTCACCCACTGACCGACCGACTGACGAGGGTCTAGAAGTCGGAGCATATCACGACGACGCACGGCATGGGTGCTGTAGTGACCCGATCGCCACTCCACCGTGATGGTGCGACGACGGGGACGGAGACGGAGTTCAGAGACGGCAGAGCTGGGGACATGCTGCCAGATGATGACGGTGTTGAGAGGGTTCTGCATGAGGTGCGTTGCTTTGACCCTTCTAAGATACCCGGATACCCCTGCCGGGTCTGTATCAACCGATACCGTTTTGGATATTAGTTTGGAATCGGTTATTGTTGAAGTTAGCAGCACTGAAGAGACGACGATTTACCAACTTATATGTACCGAACTCATTGGAGTAAACATAACCCTCAGAATCGATTCTATCCTGACCGATGTATGCTTCCGGTCCATCATTACGACAGAGAAAGAGTGCATCATCCTTGATAGATTGCACCAGTTTCCAGAATGCAATCAGAGTGTAATCGCAATCGAAAGCATTATCATCAATCGGTGTATTTTCACGGATGCACTTATTCAGTTGCTGCTTAATCTTCTTTGCTTGCTTATCATCCACAAAGTGAACATTCTGTGCCATTACCTTAGCAAACATAATGGGTTCGGAGATGTCATCAAACGACCCGGCACAGGTGATATAATTGCCAGAGAAGATACGGGCACGGGGTTTCACAAACTTACAGTAAACTGTGTCGGTGATAGTGAACTTCATCGGGTGTGCGATTGCATCTCTTAAGTCACTCTCTGCAGTGTAGAAAGTATGTGGAGCAACGATGATTTCTTCAGTTACGATATCATCGAATTTATAGGTAATCGTGTTGGGAGTATATTCATCAGATCCACCGAAACCGATAAAGTCACCCTGAAAAATGCCTTCGGTACGTGGTAGATAATCGAAGCATTTGTGAAGAATATCAGCAACGTTGCCAACGTGGTTAGCATCAATGTCCTGATGCGATTCGTTGATCTTAATCTTTATTTTGTTAAAGACAGATTTTGTGCCCACGAAGAAGTTTCCAGTCGCAGGATTGATGCCCCATACGATTGCCGGAGCACCATCAATTTTGACGGAAAGATAACCCTCAGAGAGGAAAGAATCTAAGACAGAAAGATCACCTGTGAGGATGGTATCTTCGGGGTGGGAGATGTGAAGAATTTTGGTCATGATTTGAATCAGAGATAACCTAAACTAGAGAATGCTTCATCAGTTTTTCTAATCTTAGTATTCATATATTTCCATTCAGATTCATATACAGCAGCAACTTCTTTTTTATTATTGGCAACATATTCTTTCATATTTTCATATGAACGAAAAATAATTGGATCCTTTCCGATTCTTTCATAGAACAAAATTAACCAAGTTCTAGTCTTTGAAGATGCTTTCATAGTGTGATAAAGTGAAAACAATTGAGGGGGAATTTAACCCCCAAAGTTGTCATCCTGCCAAACGCATTCCGTCGGTGAAAGGAATAGTACGCATTGCCTTTTCAGTCAGGTCAAACATTTGAATGAACCACTCAAATTGTTTCTGGAAAATGTACTCTTGCTTGGTTCCGCAAGTGTAACCAAACTCAGAAAGAAGTGCATTCAGACGGGATTTTGTGGTCATTGATTGACGACCACCATCATAAAGTTTCAGGAAATCATCACCAACCTCAGCAATCTTATTGCCGTGGAGATACACATGGGACACGGGAGGGTTTACATTATCGCAAGTGTGGATGACTTCAGTGTTTGCAGATTTCCAATCAATGTTATTCTTGATTGCGGCAATCATCTGGGTTTCGATCTTACGCATGAGAGAGAAGAGAAAGGACTTGGGAGGGGTGCTGTCCCCTCCACCTCTATACAATACACGATTTTGGGGGTCGTGCTCATTTTGTGTGTAGGTTGCTCAACCGTCCACCCGCGGCCGCGATTCTCAATAATAAAAGTACTTGAGAATCGACACGGTTAGTGATAGAAACTCACTGACCGTTTGTGTAACTTCCTAGAAGATGATCACCCTGACGAACTTCGGCATAACCAAATTCTTCGGAGAGATCTAGACACAAACCCCATGCATCGTCAATATCAACAAAGGAAGAATTTTCGTAAGGTGCAGATGGGCAGTGAACAGAATAACGCATGATGATGTTAATGAAGGAACGAATGAGTTAGTGTTAACGAAGGGGTTGCAATTTCACAACCTCAGGCACACTATGATCCTCTCTCACAGTGTGAATGTGGAAATTAGGATTGAGACGTTGGCATGTAGCAATTGCATCCTCTTTAGTGGCAGCAATGTAACCTAACTCATCACGCATA